TTAAAGAGGTTTGACTGAAATTGCATAGCCGCCACCGGGGGCTGCTTTCATCTTGAGTTTGGTCTTGTGGCTTACTTTTTTCCTGACTATGGTATATGCCTGCGGGTTGGTGAGATAATCAGCGTCATCGGCATCAGCATATATCGTTGCTTCATATTTCTTGTCTTTGTCAAGAAAATCAAATGAAAGAGTCGATTCATGACCGTTTTCACCGGCGGTGCATCCGACATACCAGTCTTCTCTACCTTTGGCTTTTCGTGCAGCTACTATATATCGTCCGGGCTCGGCTTCAAGATAATGGCTTTCGTCCCAATCCACGGCAACATCTTTTATGAACTGGAAGGCATCAAGAAAGCGATTGTAGACTTCCGGCAGGTCAGCCGCCATCTGTAAAGGACTGTACATAGTGACATACAATGCGAGCTGGCGTGCAAGTGTGCTATTTACATGTCCCTGACTATTGGGATTGATTTTCTTCATGTCCATCTCAAAAATACCGGGGGTATAATCCATCGGACCTCCTTGAAGACGTGTGAACGGAAGGACCGTCGTGTGGAACGGTTTATTTCCTGAAAAGGACTCATATTCAGTGCCTCTTGCGCTTTCATAGCCGATAAGGTTAGGATAGGTGCGGCAAAGGCCTGTGGGCCGAACAGCCTCATGAGCATTTACCATGATATGGTGTTTTGCAGCCTCGGTCACAGCATATAAATAGTGATTGTTGAGCCATTGACCATAATGGTGTTCTCCGCGCGGGATCATGTTGCCGACATATCCGCTCTTGACAGCATTATAGCCATATTTGTCCATAAGGTTATAGGCCTGCTCCATGTGACGTTCATAGTTGCGCACCGAGCCCGATGTCTCATGGTGCATCATGAGTCTTACGCCTTTGGAATGTGCGTATTCATTAAGCATGTCTATGTCGAAATCAGGATATGGGGTAACAAAGTCAAACACATAATCCTTTGAGTGGCCAAACCAGTCCTCCCAGCCTACATTCCAGCCTTCTACAAGGACTTGATCAAAACCATGCTCGGCAGCAAAGTCAATATATTTCTTGACATTGTCGTTATTGGCAGGATGTTGTCCGTGTGGTTTTGTCTGGCTATAATCAAGTCTGTTAAGTTTGACGGATGGCAGATCGGACGTGTAAGACCATTGTTTGCCGCCACCAATCATTTCCCACCATACGCCAATGTATTTAACCGGTTTAATCCATGATGTGTCATCATAAGCACACGGATCATTCAGATTTAAAATCAGGTTGGACGCAAGCATGTCACGAGCATCATCGCTCACCATCACAGTGCGCCACGGTGAATGGCATGGCACCTGAAGATGACCTTTATTACCCTCAGCATCAGGTGTAAGCCATGAGGTGAAAATCATGTTTTTATCATCAAGTTCAAGATGCATGCAGGAGTAATCGACAAGAGCCGCTTCATGCAGGTTGATGTATAGACCGTCGTCTGTTTTCATCTGTAGCGATGTCTGCACTCCTGTGGGGGAAAATTGAGTCTGCGAGGCATTGCTGGATATTGCCTCCTTCATTTTGCCACGTATTTCCGAAAGTCGACATTCCGTATAGTCATACTCCTGAGTATCGTAGTCACCGGCAATCCACCATGCCGTGTGGTCGCCGTTCATTGCAAACTGTGTTTTTTCCTCTTTGATGATGAAGTAAGTCAGAACACCTATAATCCGCAAAACGAAACGTGCAACGCTCATAGAACGAAAGGTGCGAAAATTAAAACGAAACGTGCTGTTCTCACAAAACGAAGCGTTCCATCGGTGCGCTTTTTTTGTCGCCTGTCGACCCGCCGTTTTCAAAAAAATTTCGACCCGGCTTCGCCGGGTTCTGTGAGCCAGCACCCGGCTCTCCCCTGCACCGCCCTGTCTGTATATTTGAACGGCCTCCGAACATCATTCGAAGGCCGTTCTTTTCGTGTTGTCGCTTTACGCTTTGGGTCGCTGCGCGACCGCTTTCTCGCTCACGCGACCTCGGTCATCGCTTTGTACGCGGCCACGCTCTGCGCTTTGACGAGGTTGCCGCGGAAGGCCAGACGCGAGCCGACACTCGCGCTCGAATACGAAGCATCGTAATTCGCATTCGCGCACGACACGCCGCCATCCGCATTCGCGTTGAAGTGGCCGCGATAGACCACACGGCCTACTCCGGTGGAGATATAGTAAATGTCAGTATAATACGTTGACGAACTTCCCATGAATGTGCCTGTTGGCACCATGTCCATATACAGGCCGTGCCATACGCCGGTTATCCATAATCCGTTACTTGTCGTGCCTTTTATATAACGCGTCGTGCCGTCGGGCATCCATATACGCCATTTGCCGGCATTGCCGCTATCGTTGGGGAGGTCTACCCCATCCATCATCTCATATTTGTGGCCGTACGTGTTGACATAGCCAAGACAGCAGATGTTGTTGACCTGAGTCACTGTCTTGGTCCCGAATGAATCGGTGTCCACAAACCACGCATACTGATGCACGAGGTTCTCTATCATCGAATTGGTGACATTTGGATTTATCGCCTTGGCATATTCATATCCTACCGTGTCCTGCATGCCTCTTGTCATGGTGTCGGTTCCGATGGTGCGGGTATTTGTATGGGAGCCTGTGCCGCACTGCTCCTGCATGTCGCGTCGTCCGTAGAAGGCGTAACAGAGGTTGGCAATGCGAGAGTGCATCATCGCGTCTATCTGCTGCATGCCCCTCTGCTGGCTATAATAGTGGAAGTCTGTCCACGTCATGCTTGCGATGGAGCTGCCCCCGGTCAGGCACGACCGGAACTTCTCTCCGGCAATCACGGTTTCCAGAACTGCGCAAAGGTGTTCCTCGTCGTAGTACCAATCCGGCTCCATATCCTCGATCTTGTCGGAATTTGACAGTACCACCATGTCGAACTCGGCGGTATTAAGGATGGAGAAGTTCAAGGTCGCCGCTCCTTCGGGTATATCTTTTATCAGATACATGCCTGCCTCGAACTTGTTGGACAGTGTCGGCACGACGATGTTTTCGATGACATTGCCGCCGGCATCGCAGAATACCGACCCGACAAGGCTTGAGCCGGGCACACTCGGGAACCGCACACGCTTGTGATTCGACACATCCACCTGGCACACGGAGTATGTGCTGTCGGTGGTGTATGAGGCCGCAAGCGTATCTTTGCCGACTATCTTGCAGCCGGATCTTACTCCGGCTTTGGCCTTGAGGTCGTCAAGGGTGAGGATATCCACCTCCGGGGTCGTCGGCTTTTTATCTCTGCCGTTGGAGCTGTAGCAGCAGTAGTTGACATTGCCGTTCAGATAGTCGTTGACTCCCTTCTTCCACATGCCCGGCTCGTTCATCATAATATCTCCTTCACTGCCGTCGAGCTTTGCCGGGGTGCAGTTGGCAATATCCTCAGCATCGGCGTAGTAGTTGGAGTTGGCATCGTGGAGGGGATAGTAGGTCATCTCACCGTCGGGATTGTTGACCGTCACATCGTTGTTGGCCATTCGCACTGTCCTGGTTGTCGGCTTGCGCGTGACTTTGGCGAGGACCCGGTGACGCTTTGCGAAGATAGCCACAAGGTGGCCACTCATGACATAGTCGTTGCCGAACAGATAGCCGGTACCGTTGTCAAGGTTGGTCACGCTGGCGTCATCGGCGATATTGTCGATGCGGATCATGGTGTACTCGGGCTGCACGATATTTAATTCGGGGAAGTGGGCGCACATCTGCTCATAGCGGCTTTGCTCGATATACTTTGTCAGTCTTACGGTGCCGACAAGTGCGCAGGTATCAGTGAAGTTGCCTTCTGCATCGACCCCGCCCATCGCCATGAACTTGTTGAGCCATGTGCCGTCGTCCTCGCGGTCGATACCGGTGACTCGCAGACGATCGACATTGGCGCATCGGTTCAACAGTGCCTCCCACCCTATGCCGGGGCAGTTGTCAAAAATGAAGGTACGCACGTTACCGTAGGTTTCAAGCGTCAGACCGCCGTTAGTGAGTCTTGAGAGGTATTCAAGGCGAAGGGTCGTGAGGGTACCCGGAAGCCTTGCGATTGTCACCGGTGCTCCTTTGGCGAAGTTGACGCTCTGCACCTTAGTTCCCCGGGCGTCGAGCTCCTCGAGCCTCGTCTGGGCTGTAAGGTCGAGGGCGGTGCTTGTGCTGCCTCCTGTCTTTGCCTGTGTCTGGTTGCGAAGGGAGAGTTTGCGCAACTGGCGGCAGTTGCCTATCGATAGCCACCACCCGGTGGAGCCGCCGCCCTGGGGCGCGTCAAGGTCGAGTTCGCGCAGCACGGAGCATTTCCCGAGATCGAGGGCATTCTTGAGATGTCCTGCCGCTCCTGTCATGTCGAGTGCCTTGATACGGCTTGCGCCATAGACGCGCAGTGGGTCGTTGACGGTATAGGCCCCGGCGATGTCGAGCGTGGCGGTGTCGCCGGCATCGACTATACCGGTGTTGGCGAGGTTCGGGGTGTTGTTGGTGCCGTAGCCGAAAGCGTATGGCTCGTTGGCGGTGATGCGCAGGGTATCGGCCGCATCTCCCGCGGCTCGGGCCATGTACAGGTCGATATTATCGGATGTGTAATTGCTCGTGCCGTACTTGGCGTCGAGCAGGGCGAAGCGGTTCCTTATGAAGTAAGTGCGGTGGCTTCTGTTGCTGCCCTGAAGGGCGTAAATAAACGGCCACACCTTGCCGTACATCTCCCTTGTGGCAGGAGCGATGTATTTCAGGTATCCGCTCTTATTGAAGGCCCGGTCGCTCCAGTTGCCGCTCTGCTCGTCATTGAGCATTGACAGCACGCGCTCGGTGGTCATTACAGCGCGGAAGGCTCCGGCGCATCTCTTCAAGTCATCCTGAAGGTTGGCGAGAACGAGGTTCCACAGCCATGAGTCATGGCCTTCGAAGGCGTATTTGCCTGCCTCGGCATCCCAGGTATCGCGGTCGGTGGTGTAGAGGTAAACCAGGAAGCAATCGTTGCGTTTGCCTAACTGGGTGTCGCCGTCGTAGTAGGTGATGAACCATTTAAGGCCGTCCCACGTGCGGAGCATCATATTCTTGGCTCTTTGGTCGACACTCAGGAAGTAGTCGGTGAAGATGTAGTAGGTCAACAGGAAGTCCTTGTCGAAGTACTGTCCTATCTCGTCCTTGAACTTCTGGCTAACGAATGTGGACAGATTGTTGGCGTTCGCTCCAGAGGGCACACATGACCGTATCCATCCGTAGAGTCGCTTGAGTGCCGTCTGCTGTTCAGTAGCAAGCCCGGTCCATTTGACATCGCCGTCGCTCTGCGTCTTGCCGACGGAGTCAATTCCATAATTGACTTCGGCTCCTCCATCGAACTGCTCGGCAAGATGCGCGTCGCTCGTGGTGGCGAACAGGCATACCGGAGAGGTGTTGTTCAACATCTCAAGGGCGATGGGGCATTCGGGCGTGTAGCCTTCCACTCCCTCCATGCCAAATACGGGGCCACTTTTGGATTTCTCGTTGTTGAAGTTGTACTGTCCGTAATAGACGTTCTCGCCGTCGGCGGTCTCGGCGCAGAAGATGTCAATAGGCATGCCGTCGATGGCGGTGCGCACGTTTATGGCTGCAAGGCTGTTGCCGCCCTGCTCGTACTGGTGTCTTTGGGGAGGGGTCAGCAGCCCGAGTTCCTTCATGACATCGTTGAACAACTTGGCGCCGCCGGTGTTCAATGACATCGACGAGTCGCAATAATCGCTCTTGCAGCAGGCGATAATCATGGGAATTGCTCCTGGGCGCATGACATATCTGTTGCCAGATAGTACATTCTTCCCGGTCATGGAGAGCTTTTCGCTCCCCTTTGTGAAATAGATACGTATATTCTTGCTCGGATATTTTGTCGACGACGTACCCTGTATGCGGATATAACAATTAGTGAGTATGAAGTCGTAGTCCGGGCCGAGCGGCGAGTAGAAGTAGACGTCGGCAAGGAAGTCGGTCTTTTTATTATTCGTTTCGTAGACATCATCGAGCATGTTTTTCCTAACGATACGCATCACGCCCTTGCCTTGCGCTCGCAGCTTGTCAAGATCCAAGTCGCCGTTGTCACCGAGGATGTCGTTTATAGAGAACTCTCCCATCATCTCCTCGATAGTGTCGCAGTCAACTATGCGGTTCTCAAGTTCCTCATCATCACTCAGTGCGCGGTTATAGACCCTGACGCTCTTGATCTCGATATCGGCCTCGGTGCTGTCGATGGTGATTTCCTGCGGCGTATCCTGACGGAAGCTAAAGGCGGAGTCGTAAATGTCGGCACCTGTGCGATTGCCGTTTATGTATAGCTGCATGAGCCTGTCCTCTGCCGCTGTACCTATGGTGAGGGCGACCTTTGTCCACTCTCCTTCGACTATGTTAGTGGCGAGCTTGATCTCGCGTGTCACCTGCTCGTCATCCTCGTTGGTATAAGTGACGGTTTGCCCGGTGCGGAAGCTCGCCTCGGAGGTTGTGATGAGCAATCCTTTCCCTTTGTCAAGACAAGACACCACAGAGGCCGTGCGGTCCATAATGTTGCTCACGCGAATAGTCATTTCGATTGTCAGACCACCGGACTTGACATCTGTGGCAAAGGGGCTGTAGTCGATGGTGGCCCGTGCGCCGTTGGTGAGCTTCAGGGTTCCGTCTATCCATCCGCTGCTACCCCAGTCCACATTTTCAAATGCCGTTGAAATGCCGTTCGATTCCCATTTGGCGCGGTCATCGGGGCTTTCGTCGTTACTGCGCCCGGCGGCATCGAGTTTGAACTGAAGGCCGTACTGTGCCTCGCCGATGTCAATGCCGCTCTCGGCTACGTCTACATAGATGGCGTATATGGCCGACCCGAGCTTCAACAGAAGGGTCTGTCGCCCTTTCTCTGTGAACCGGTTGGTATAAGTCTGCACGGTTCTGGGCACACTGACCGTACGCGCCAGTGTGCCGTTGTTCCACAGTTCGACGGTTGCAGGAACTACGGAAGGGTCGTAGGCGACAAAGTCGAAGGTGCATTTCTCGTACTGTCCGGCTTCGATGACTGGGAGGGTATGGGCGGCACCTGTGATTATGCGCCCGTCGGGGTGGATGATCTTGGTGCCGATAAAGGGCGCGCTGCTACCGCGCTTGAGTATGTCGAAATAAATGCTTTCGCTGCGCAATGTCAGCCCGTCCTGCTCCATTTCGGCGACCATCTGCACCGTGTGGCGTCCTACCGACAGACCTGCCATGTCAAGAGTGAAATTGGAGTTGGTGGTGCCGCTGCGTGTCACGGCGTGAAGGTTACGCTGCACGCCGTCGACATAAAGTATGACGGATTTCGTGCCTGCTCCGGACACCGCATAGGGAATCTCAACCTTGTCGTGGATATCGTAGCCTCCCTGCGCAAGTCCGGCGGCGATATTGTAGCTGCTCGACAGGCTCAGACTTACCACCTTGATGCTGACGTAGGCAGGTTTGCGCTGCTGCTTGCCGGTGGTCGGATCTGTAGCGGTAGCGGTGATGTAGATGTCGCTCGTGCCGAGCAGAAGATACTTGGTAAGGTCGAGTGTGTAGGTGCCTTTGCCGACATCCTGCTTCGTTTCACTATATGTTGTGACAATGCCGCGCTTTACGACGATTTCAACCGTGGCTTTCTGCCCGGTGCTCTGCCCGGCTTCCTCGCCTGTGAACTGATGGTCGTAACTCCATGTCAGCATGGCTGAACCGCCTTCCTTTATGGTCGTTGCGCTCAGCGAGGCGTTGAGGACTATCTTTGTACCTGCGGATTCCCCGCCACCGCCACCTCCGGCCGGTATGGTGAAATCGGTGATGACAGAGCTCTTGCTCGAAAGCTGCACAGTAACGGTGCCGTCATCGTTCTCGATGACCTCACTGCCGAACAGCGTGCCGGATTCGAGTTCGGAGAGTTTGCCGGCGACAACGCCGTTCTGCACGGGATTGGTGCTTGCCGGGTCGAGGCTGTCGTCGATTTCCACTTTGTCAATGATGATACCTACATTCCCCTCGGCGTCGGGAGTCTTTTTCTCGCCGTTGACGGTGATGCTCCTGACTGTGTTCTTTGAACCGTACTCCTCCCATGCGCCGGGAGTGGTGAAAGTGTTCAGGCTCGTACCTATGAAGCGGTAGTCCTCCCACTTGCCGGCGGCGCTCTCGAATGTGATGATCATGCCCCGTTTCTGATCGTCATCGATGTCAGCCTCGGCGAGTTTAGCCACGGCGGTCGCCTTGGTGTAATAGCCTGTTGTCAGCGGGTGCAGGGCGGTGACGTTATAGTATCCGCTGCCGCTTCCGGTTCCGGCGGTGGCGAACGGTATCCACTTGGTCGCATCGGAGATGTCATTATCCGGATCTCCGATGAACTGCCACGACTCCCAGCTTTTGGGGCCTCTGAATATCATCACACAGCCGATGGACATATACTCGTCACCATCGGACTGCGAGTGAGCGGCCAATGCGTCCTTGGCCGCACTCCAGTCGGCGAACACCCGCTCGGGGTCGCCTAATATGTCGTTCACAAGTACCATGGGATGGCGGCGTGCCGATTCTATGGCCTTCTGAAGCTGTGCGGTGGCGTCATTTGCCGCCGTTGCTGCATCACTGGCCTGTGTCGCCGCGTTTGTAGCGGCTGTCGCAGCCTGTGACGCTACGTCCCGTGCAGCGTTGGCCTGTAGGGCCGCATTGGTTGCGTTTAAGGCCGCTGTTGTTGCGGACTTCGCCGCGTCTTCGGCCGGCTTGCGCAGCAACGACACAGGGGCACTTACAACTTCGGTGCCTCGTATGGCCGGAAGTGTGGTGATACCGTCGAGGCTCGCCACTACGGGGAGTTCGTCTATGCTCTGGCTCTCGGCCTTGATGGCGTTGAGCATCTCGTTCTTGTCTGCCTGTGATAATGCCATGATTAGTCAGTTTTAGTCTGGTTATTTATCTGCTCGTTAAGGCCATCGATGAATGCCGGAGTTCCGTAATTGGCCGCTACCTCCGTGAGGCTCCGGACCTCTTCGTCGGTATAGTCGGTTTCACCCTCGCTGTTGTATATTTTAAGTGCGAGGGCGTGAGCCCTTATGCCGTTGACATTGAGATAAAGCATATTCGCAACGCTTTCCCGGGCATCGCCGGTGCGGTACTGTGTCCTGTCTATCCCGGTGGGGATTCTGAACTGTTGAAAGTTGAGTCTTGCCATATTATCATTCTTTGATTACTGCGACTATAAGACCGTTGCGGACCTGAAAACGCACCTTGTCAAGGTCATAATCCGCAGGGTTGAAAGACACACCATGGAAATATTGAGTGTAGGTGCCGTCGGATTTCATATCGGTGGCGACACGCAGCTCATTAGAACCATTTATCACCACCGTACCATTGAGGGAATGGTAACCTCTTGCATTGGCACGGATATCGCCGTACATTAGCAATCCGATGTTGTTTCGACCGCCGGAGACATTGATATACGCCCCATAGTTGTCAAAATACTCCAGCGGTGTATCGTTGGATATACGCAACAAGCATGATCCCACCGCCGCTCCGGCCGGCATGGTGTCAAGTCCCATGCCAACCCACCGGTATTTATCTCGGAAGCCAAGAAATCCATCGCCGGATGAATACAGGAAGAATTTACTTGTTCCTCCGTCCACAGAACTGCCTGAGTAGCCACCTTCGGCAGTTATGCTATTGGAGCCAATAATAAAGCCGCCGATGGTGCCGGTCGTGGCGTTGATCTCGCCGGTGAATTTGCCGTTGACAGCCTCGATGCTGCCGTCCTCGAGTATCCTGAAGTTGGAGTTGGCGGTTACAAGACCCTCAAGCTGTATGTTGGCGGCCTTGATTTTTACACCCTCCTGTCCGGCACCAACAAAAGCACGGAGGTTGCCGTCTTCGCCGATGGCGTAAAGGCCGGACATCTGCGCAGTGGTTACGATGCCGGATTCGGCAAGCACCTTGCCGTCGGAGTCGAAGTTCTGCGCCGCTATCTTTATCAGTTTCTCGCTCTGCTCAAACAGTGTGCGGTATTTATATGTAAGTGCCTCTACCTTGTCGGTGGACAGCACGAGCATATACAGATATATCTCACCGGTGAAACTCAGTTTGAAGTCACCGGTTCCATTCCAAAGTCCGTCGCAGGTGAACTGCTGATAGCCGTCAGTGGGATTCAACTCCGTGGCATATTCGAAGGAATTGAAATTCTCGAAACCGGTCTTGTCAACATTCTCGAATCCGACTTTCAGCACCCCACTCTTTTTTACTTTGTAGAAGAAGCTCAGATACACCGGCAACGGTTCTTTCTTGCCGTCTGAGTTGGTGCGGAACGTGGGTTTGCTGCGCAGGTCGGCATTCTTCTGAAGTATGTATTTGTCAACGATCCTGACGACCGTGCGGTCTGAATCACGGGTGACACTCGCGCAATTCCCTTTCTTTGTCAGGACGTTGTTATTGACCCAAAGCCATTTGTTTCCGACAAGGAAAAACACAGCCTCGTTGGATGTGTCCCACTTCTCCATCCCCAAAGAGAATGCAGGGTTGCTCAGATAGCCTTTGTCAGCCACGAAGTCCTGGCGCACCGCTTCGATGGAGCTTGTGATTCGCCCCTCTACGATTTCAAACTTTGTCTTTATATCCTCACCTGTAACCAACAGAAACGTGCCTCGCAGATAGGCGTTGTCGCTGTACACGCCGTTGCCGTGGGGCTGATTGTCTGCAGGAAACCAGTCGTCGGTAATGCCGTCAAGGTTGCCGAACCGGGCGCGCAGACAGCCGGAGAAATTCTTGTCGCGGACACCATCAAGGACATCGATGCGGGGTTGACCATCCTCGGTTGCCGATATGAGTATGAGGTTCTGGCGCTTCGGGTCGGTAGTGTTACCCATAAGCACACATTCGTCACCCGGCATCGGCTCACAGCCGGCAAATTCCGTCGCCGGAATCACAACCGTGTCACCGTTTACATCGGCTATCTCCACCCAGTAGTCTTTGCTGCCGCCGGTAAAGGTCTTGCAGCGCATGAGGTCGTGGGCGACGAAAGTGTTCTCCTGCTCGAATGTGATTATATAATGGCCGTTGGCATTCTGAACTTCTTTTATTTTGCCGTTGGCCGCCGACACGCATATCTGGCCGCCGACGCTCCGGATCTTCTCGATGAGCAGCTCGAATACTGTCATGATCTGACGCACGGTAAGCTTGTCGACCGTCATGTGCGACAGCCCGTTCTCGAGCCATATACGCCAACCCTCTCCGGCGAAGCCGTCTACGAATTTCGGACTGCTTAACAGGGCGCGCACAAGAAGCGTGAGCAGTTCGGCGTTGCCGTCACCGTCAATGGTGCCTCCATGTGTGCCGGGAATGAAATCGCCGGCATCTATACCTTCGTCGAAGATGATTTTCTTTTTGGCCCGATCTGGTGTATTCTTACTGATAAACTCGCGTTGGCTGCGCCTGGCTGAGAATAGATTGTTGTCCGTCGGGGCCGTTCTGTCCCATGTGCGTATAATGTCGGGCAGGGATATCGACGCACCGATGGACCGTGCGTAACTCCTTGCCGCGCTTATATCATCGGTCATCTTGGCCTTGGAGGTACGACTGAGCGCATCGCCTATCTCGATGTCCATCTGAGAAGGGAGATTGACCTTTCGGGTTATCTTTGTGATGCGGCTGTCGCGGTAGCCGGTGCCGGGAAAATACTTGTCGCTCTCGAGGCGGACCCGGCGGCCGATGAAGAGGTCGGCTTGCTGTTCCTCTATCCATACATGGTCGGTCGGGGCTTTAAACACGGATATGTCAAGCGCATGGTCTGAATTATATTTGTTGACCGCTGTCAGGAATTCCTCTTCGGCAAGCCCGTAGTATTCATCGGGCATGCGCAGGTTCCAAAGTATGTATCTGTTGCCGGTCTTGGGTACAAGGCTTCCGCCGGGAAGCTGTATGTCGTTGTCATAAGGCCAGATTGTGATTATCTCGAACTCGCGGGTATCGGCATTGTAGTTGACCTCGAAATAATATGTACCGTCCTCTTCGTCGCCAAGTCCGGCAAGTTCGCTCCCTTCCTGGAATGACACACGCTTTACAAGACCGCCTATCTCATAGTCGTTGGGGTTGAATGGAAGACTGTTGTCTCGGAAGTAGTAGATGGTGAAATCATTCCCGTCCTCACCCTTCTTCACTTCGGAGCGGACACTGCTGACCGTGCCGGTGCGCCGAGGATAGATGTCTGCGAAGGCATCGCCCTCGTAATGGTCGACCCTTCCGTATTTGTCAGCGTTGACCTCGACGTATCTCTGGCCGTCGGGGAGTTGTAGCCGGGTATGGCCGTATTTTTCCGGATCGATATTGCGGCTACTACCCACCGGCCACAGGCGTGTGTAGAATTTCACATTGTCAGCCTTGCCTGGATCAATGGATGTCAGCCCGTTGTTGTAGCCGAGGGTTATGGGTTCGCCATGCTCGCAACGGCACACGTTGACGGTCTGCCCTTCCGTCCAGTATTCAGCTCCGACTTTCTCGGCTATCTCACGCAGAGCCTCGTCACAGTATTTGCCAAAGTAGTCGATGACGATATTCTCGGTACCATCGACCTGCCCGACTTTCCAGTCGGTGGTATTGTTCCACCCGTCGTTCATACATTTCACTACCATGGCGACATGCTCTCGGGGCGGTGCCGTGAGCGTGAACACCGGGTCGTTCTCGTCATCGACGGTCTTTATAACAAGTATATTTCGGAGCAAGCTCTCGATGCCGTATAACTTGAGGTCGTATTTCCACTCCTTTGTCGATACTTGCTTGGGACGGTACTGTTCGGTAAGCCAATAGCGCTCCCCCTCGAAGTCAACGTAATCGTCGACATCGAGTTCCACATGCTCGTAAAGCGTGAAGGAGAGTGTCAGAACATTGTCGCCCTGTATCTCCTTTGCCTGTGTGGAGCTGTCATTGGGTGCGAGTTCCGCTCGGGGATTGCCCGCCCTGTCGTATATTGTCAGAACCATGTTTGAACGGTGTTATAATGCGGTTAGAATGACGGTTCAGGCTCCCTGAAGGTAACCTTGAAACGACTGGCCTGCACCCCCTCTTTCCAAAGGCACGAAAGCGGTTTGTAGGCTGTACTGCTGACATAGAACACACGCATGGTCAGGCCGAGCTGTCTGAAACGTATTGTTAGCCACCCATCCTTTCCCTGCTTGAGCATGGCGATGAATGCCCGGTAACACTCAAGCCATTCGGCGACCGTCGGAGCAAATATGGCAAAGTGCAGGGTGACGTCTCGCTCCTCATCCCTTACATCGAGTTTTGCCGAGTAGCGTGAGCCGTCGCGTTCGCGTATATTGACGCCCACATGGCTTTTTACCTTTGCCGGTGTCATTATAGCAGTGAGGTTTTCCCGACCGCCGCGCTTCTCTTCAGTGAGGAATGCGCCGTACTCTTTCCAAATGTCGGTGCCGTTTATCGTAACAAGTCCTTCCAGTGCTTCCATATCAATGTGTCTTTAGTCCGTCTCGAATAATCTGTATTATCAAATCCTTTATCTCGTCTGCCGTTGCGGCGTTTGATCGGGTGCTTTCCGCAATCTTGGAAAGGAGGCTTTCCGCCCGGCTCATTTTCTCGGTCACATCATCTATCTTGGCATCGATAGAGGTGACATGCCCCTGTACGGAGGTGAACAGCCCCTCGAGCTTGGTGCCCTGATCTTGAGACATGGCGAGAAAACCTCCGGCCTTGCCGCTTTGGGAGAACCCTTCTGCATTGCGTATATCGATGCCGTACTTGTCGAACATACCAACGACAGTCTCGAGGATTCCCTCAAGTGTGGGAATGTTGCTTCCATAACGATCTATGAGTCCGCCGGTGAGTTTGGCCACTTCTCCCATCAGCTCCTGTTCGCTTATCTTGCCTTCTGCATATTTCTCATATATGGCCGCTATGTCGTCGCTGAACGTGCCTATGACTTTATCGAGAACTATTGTCCTAAGCATATCGGACACGATGTCACGAAAGGTGCCGGAAGCGTATTCCTTGAAAGAGTCGAGCGCGTCCTTGCCGTTGTCGAGCCAGTCCCAAAGACTGTCGACGAAGTTGTCGACAAGCGGCTCATACATGGAACTGACATATTCATGGAGGTTTTGTATGTACTCATCATATTTCTCTCGGAGCTCAATCAACGCCTCAAGAGTTTCGCGGGTCTGACCTACGAGTTTGTTTCCATAATTATCAAGTATGGACCGGGCAAGTTCCTTATCTATCAGCCCCTTCTCGTCAAACAGTTCTCCAAGGCCGTTGTTACGTGCCCAGGATACAAGATCTTCGGTCTTTTGGGAATGACCGCCTATGCCGGTGCCAAGGAAACCGCTACTCTTTTTACGTGTTTCTATGCGGAGATTGTTTATCGCCGCTGTCTGACCTTCCTTATAACTACCCTGGCCCCAGAGGTCGCGCCATTCGTCCCACCATCCGAGAATGGAGAGGTTAGCCATTACCCAGTTGAAAGCTCCTGTCAGCCACCCCCCGCCGCTTTCATTACGATACACTGCCTGTGACTCAGACGCTTTCTTGACATAGGCAGCATAAACCTCGTCGTGGTATTCACGCCACTTTCTAAGGTTCTGCATCCCATCCTCGGCAAACCATGCATCCTCTTCCTGTCGTGCCTCGAGCAACGCAAGCCGGTATTGGCTTACAGCATCGGTAAGCGCATTGATTTCCTTAACTTTCTCGGCGTATGCCTCATATTCCTTGAATGCCTTGTTGTTGCCCAGCTCACTAATCTTCTGCAGGAGCTGCACGGCTGTGGACACGATGGTCAATATGATAGATGCTTTTTCAACTGCCGAAACAGCCTCGACACCGACCTTCTGCACCGTGGCAATCCCGTTAATGGTGTCCGTGATGAAGGTACCCACATCGAATATCAGACCGATTATCTCTCCGGCGGTTCCGCCGATGGCATCACCGACCCCTTTGATGGCTTCGGCAAGCTGTGACACTTTGTCCTTCGCCTCTTTTTCGGCCTTTATGAAGTTATTGCCCGCTTTGGTATGCCGGCCTTTGGCCTCGGTATATTTTTTCAGAGCCTCAGCCATACTCAGATAGGTGGCGACTATTACCGGTTTGCCGTTTGCATCGACGCCTTCGGATTTAAACCCGGTAAATATCCGACCGCCATTGGTTACTGTGTCGAGCTGCTTTTTGGCGGTTGCGAGTTCCCGCTGAGCCACAGACAACTCCTCCGCCCTCTTCGACAGTGTGCCAAACGGGTCTCGGCTGTCAAGTTCGTCCATGATCTCGCGGATAGTGGTGGTGTACTCTCGTAAATCCTGTGGATCAAGCACGGAGGACGCAGCAATCTTGGCTTTTTCAAGTTGCTCCAAAAGCCCCTGAAGAGTCTCAGTAGAGGTATCCCGCAAATCCTCAAATGCACGGACATATTCGGGTGACCGGCGTAGCACATCGAAATCATGCTCCGTCAGAGCCCGCCCCTTTGATTTGATCGCCTCGGCAATAGATCGATCGATTTTGGCAACCGTATCTGCATTCCCGTCATCTTCAGCCTGTATGCGGGCACGGCGCAGCCCCTCGATGTCCTCGTTATATTTGCGCTCGATTTCAAGGCGTTTGTCGGAGTAGGACTGATACTGATCCGTAAGTTCCTTGTACAGCCTGGATGTGGCTACTACGTATGTGGTCTCGTTGAGTTCTTCGGAGCGTTCAATCTCCGACCGCTGGCCGTCTGTGAGCCTATCGTCACCAAGACCGGTCATCCCGGCTTTGGCATTCTGCGTTTGCCAGTCGCTGCGCTGTTTATCTATGGCGTTCTTTCTCGCCTTGTATTCTTCCCGGATCTGGCGGAGCTTCTTCTGAAGTCCGTCTTCCATAGCCGCCACCTCGGCCTCGTCATTCTCCTGCTGGAGAGCGGTCAGTTCAAGACCGAGCTTGCGGCGCATCTCGACACGGCGCTCTTCCTCGCGCTGTTGTTGCTCCCGCTTCTTTTTGGCGGATTCGGCATCTTTGTCGGATCCGGGCTTGACCTTGTCGTATTCTTTTTTGGCGGTGTCAACGGCTTCCTTGAGCGTCTTGGCTCGTTTCTCAAATTCCTCCTGCGTAAGGCTGTTGGAACTATCCTTTATGAAGTCGTTGTATGCTTTCAGGGCATCTTCGTATTTCTTTTTAGCCGAAGCCGCCCAGTCGGCACTTGAATCTTCCGGCTTGTTACGCCGGTTCTGCTCGGAGCGCAGCTTGTTGAGCTGGTATTGAAGCTCGTCGCGTGTATATGTGCCGTTGGTATTGACATTTCCGGTCACCTCGCCGTACTTCTTCTCCTGAAGGGTCATCTGCGCGAGAAGCTCCTCCCTGTATTTTATCTGCGCCTCAAGGGTATCGTTGCTGATTCCTGTGAGATTCTCGAAGTATGCGTTGACCGCGTCCTTGCGAACCTGCCTCTGAAGGGTGTCACGCTTGTTACGCAGATTCGTTAGCTCGGTCTGCTGATCCCGACTCAGTCCTTCTCTCATTACAACGGTCACATACTCGAACTTTCCTTTCTCATAATTCCACCGCTGTTGCTGGCGCGTCTGACGGTTGGATATATTTAGAGCCTCCAGTTCGGCTATGCGTTTGTTTACCGCATCCAATTCGTTCTGAGGTTTCGTTATTGATTTCTGCCCATCGAGGGCGGCAATCTCTTCCTTGATCTTCTTTATGTTTTTGAGTTTCTCGTACTCAGTATCGTACTTGGCGAAGATGTCAGGGTATTTCATCTCAAGGCGGTTCAGTGCTTCGCGCCGGGTGTCGGTTGACACTGCCTCATCGCCGGCTATTGAACACAGTTCCTCAATCTTGCGGCGGTGCTCTTCCTCTGCCTCGATGACTTTTTCCTTCTGCTTTTGGTACTCCTCCTCGGCTTCCTTGAGTCGCTCGGTCTCGGTCTTCATAGAAATAAGTGCTACGGCACACCCGGCGAGTAGGGTGGCTACAAGGACGTAGGGGTTGGAGAGCATGGTAGCATTGAGCATTTTCTGCGCCTTCTCCACAAGTAGCAGCCAGTTGTAGTGCAGTGCCTCGGCTGCGGTGGCCCACCCCTTCATGGCGGTCACAGTCATCAACGCAGTGCGATATACGCCATAGGTGGCGACAACACCGAGCAATATACGACCGAAACGCTCATAATGTTCTATCATATATGACACACCGGAGAGTGTGCCGCTGATAATACCCTCTGACTGCTGCCCGATTTCGTTGAACATCATCTGCAGGGCGTCCTCGATGTTGGAAATCTGTCCTGAAATAGTCTTGGACTGTGCTTCCATAAGCCCTCCGAACTTACCCCCTTCGTCCGTCAGGTTCTCAATGACTTTCTGCACTTCCGGGAAGCCGACCTTACCGGCCTCGACAAGTTCCTTTACCTTGCTCTCGGCGACTCCGAACTGCTTGGCAAGCTCCGAGATCATCGGTATGCCACGCCCGGTAAACTGGTTTAGATCCTGAGTGTACAGTCTCCCCTGCGCCATAGTGGTGCCGTAGAGATACACCAGGTCGTTCAATGGTACAGACAGGCCGGCAGCAATGTCGCCGAGCCTGACGAGAGTTTCGTTGACTTTCTCCGCCTCAAGTCCGTAAGCGAGAAGCTGCTTGGCTCCTCCTGCCACATCTTCAAGTCCGAATGGGGTCGTGGCTGCTGTCTTTACGAGCTGCTGCATCAGTGCGTCAGCCTTAGCTGCGCTGCCGAGCATGGTGCGGAAGGCAACCTCGAGCTGCTGAAACTCACCCCGCACCGACGCAATTTTCGACACAAGTTCCTTCATGGCGAATGCCCCGACAAGTCTCTTCACTGTCTTATCCATGGACGAGGTAGCTTTGTCAAGCTCTGCCATTTCCCTTTGCGCTTTCCTTGTTTCGGCTGTAAGCTCTGAAACGCCGCCCCGGGCGCTCCTGGCCCCCGGGGTGACGCGGTCGTTCAATATTATTTCGATTCTTACTGGCTGCATGCTATTTGTCGAGATGACTTCTGAAAAATCCCGCTACTTCTTCGGCCTCTTCCTCGATACTGGCATCGGAAACGGCCTTGGTGGCTTTGCGACTGACGTAGCGGGGCGCGTCGCTAAGCATCATTATAAGGGTTTGGTAATTCACTCCGGAGAGGATGTATCTCACACTCCAGCCCGTGGCATCGGCTATCTGCCACACAAACCCGAAGAGGCTATGGGAGCCTTCGTACCCGGCTCTTAACTCCCCTTCCTTCTTTGGCTCGTCCTCGGCTTCATCGGGTTCGTCCGTTCCGCCGATCTGATAATAGGTATAAAAGGGTCGGTGCCCATAAGCGACACGAAACGACGCAAGGCTCCGAGCAGATGGTCGTTGCTCATCCAGTGACGCACCGCCCACGTCATGGGACCCAAAAGCAGTCTGCGCTTGAGTTCGCCGCGGCATATCATCAGCGCGATCATTCGGGCTATCTTCGGGCCGTGCTCAACAAGGAACCGCATCTCCTGCTCTTTGGTGAATTCCCACATCTGCTGACTGGTGACACCCATCGAGAGGTAGGTCTTCGCTATCCTTATCTGTCCGTCAAGGCATGGCCGGCGCATGGTGACAAGAATCTCGACAGGTTTTTTCCTGAAAGGGAGGCGGAAGCTCTTCAGCGGCACGGACACACCCGCGTCGAGAAGCGCATCCGCCCCTTCCATTTCGATATGCCGGATTGTGGCTTCGTCCATACCTTAGCCAGCGTTTTCGGGGATGTCGTTGATGGCGTACGGCGCGCCACCGCCAGTCGGTTTCTGAACCTTGAGTTTGACGGCAATTTTGGCGGTTTCGGTAAGCGTCAGCTTGCCGGCAAGGTTGGCGAGAATCTTGCCGTTATAAATCGTGATGCGTTGGCCGCTCACCAGATCGATGGTGCATTCGCCTGACTGGTCAATAAGGTCCGACGGGGCTTCCCATCCTGTGACGACTTCGCCGTTTTTTACGAGTTCGCCGCCCAGGGCCTTCTGGATGTTTTCGTAGTTGAGCTGTATAAGGTTGAAGGTCGGTTCTATACTTCCGTTCTTCTGTGCCAAAGAGAGCACCGGAGCATCGGGAACCTGCTCGGCTTCGATGTCGACGCTTTCAGGCTCCTTACCCCCGAAGTCGAACGAACCTTTCTCGATATAGCCCACCTCGAAGTCACCGATGGTGAGCTTGCCGATACCGTACATGAAGTTTTTATTCTTTGCCATATTTTCTGAAATTGAAGGTTGTTGTTATGAGTATTCCGCCGACAAGCCCCAGCACAAATATCAAGATAGGGTTACCTAACGGCTCGGAACGTTTCTGACGCTCCTGCATGAGTTCGCTTTGCTTCTGCTCAAGGGCGTCGCGGGCGGTGTGATAGAGTGCCTCGTAATATTCCACCTGGCGCTGCAGGCTGTCGCATGTTCCGGTGATATAGATTATGCCGTCATGATGGGTGGCCTCTACATGCGCCCGGTCTTTGTTTTCACGGTAGGCCGCTCCCTCCGGCAGCTTAAGGAGGCTGTCCACGGATATCGCCATGTGCACCTGACTCTCGGGCACCGTCTGTGTCGTTATCACTCTGGTCACTGCCGCAGTCGTGTCGCTCTTCGCGGAAGTCGAAGATGTCTGCTCCTGCTGAGTCTGCGTCTTTTGGGTTGTCGCGCAACTTGAAAAGCACAGGGCAATAGTCAGCATGACGACAACCGGAAGCAGCCTCGACAGCCTTGCGTAACCGGGCCATTTCTCTCTTGGTAGAGGCCATCTCCTTTTTGGTGGCCTGCAGATCTGTTCGTGTGGCATTTAGTTCATCTTTTAATGGTTTGACGATGTTCTCCACCAGAATCCGGGTCGCGTTCTCAGTGTTGGTGATGCGCACAGTTTCGGCGTCTGCCTTTGCTTTCTCCGCATCAGCCTTTGCCTTCTCCGCATCGGCGTTGGCCTTGCGCACGGTTGCTTTCATAGTGGCCACTGCCACCATGAGCCCCACAAGGCCGGTGCCGAGAAGTATGTTGAGGATTTCGCTGGTGGACATCGTTGTGATTGGTTTACTGGGGTGTTACTGGTTTATACCGATTGACTTGAGCCACTTCTGAACGTCGAAGCTCGGACAGGCTTTGGCGGCCACCTCGTTGTGACCGATGATTCTCACGCCGGGGAACCGGCGGTGGAAGTCTTTAACATACGCCTCCATCGCCTTAAGCTGTGCAGGAGTGCGCGTGTCCTTGGGATTCATCGCCTTGTCACAGCCTCCGGCATAGACCGCATGACGGCTGACTGAGTTATAGCCCTTGGCGCCGTTGGTGATTTCCCACGGGTCCACGTTGGCGTCCTCGTTGTTGTCGACGAGCCGCTCGACCGT